GCTGTGAATACTCTTAATAAATTTGGTAAGATACTTTCAATCGTATCAGATACATCAGTTGATACTACTTGTGAACGACCATCTATTTCTGTTCCAAGTTTATCTCCTAGATAATATTCTATAGATTTTTTTCTACCTTCAGAAAGATTACCACCCAAATATCCTAAAGCATTTTCTATGTGATTACCAAGAAGGCTTTTTAATTTTAAATCAAATTCTATTTTTTTATCTGCCATACTAAACTATGTAACTTGTGTTAATATCAATTTTCTCTTTCCAATTAGTCATTTTGCCACCAACAAAAGTACAACCATATCTAAAAGCATCTGCTGGATGACTGGCAAAGTTATGAATGGGTCTGTTTTTAAAACATTGGTTTTTATCATCCCACTTTTTTTGGTAAGCCTTCAAAGCCTCTACTCCTTGATATGTTTTATTTTTATCAAAATAACATTTAGGTAAGTCTTTTCTAACAGCTTCAATCCCATCTTCAATAGAAAGTTTTGGAGCTATATCAAAAGATATACCTAATTCAAGAGCTGATTCTAATCTTGATTTTCCGAAAGCTCCTAATTCCCTAACTTTTATATCATGTGGAGCTATATGTCTATCATATTTATAAGGTTTGGAGTCTAGCAGGTCAGCATAGAAATCTAATCCTTCTCCAGATGATTCTTCATAATCAATAACTCTAATTTCATCTTTATGCCTTTGGACAAACCAAATAGCTGTAGAGTCTTTTAATCCTAGATCCCACCATGTTTCCACATCTAAATTTTCATCATAAGGTACATCAGTAATTTTTTTTGTCTTTTCTAAATCTTCAATGATTGCTCCATAGTATGATCCAGTAATTGCAGCTTGAAATGAACACTCAAATTCCTGGTCGTATAAATCTTCTGACATCATTTGTTTAGCAGAGTCTAATTCATCTTGATCTAGTATTTTAGTTTCACTTGCCTTAAACACCCCAGTCCACCAATCCTTCTGCTCTTGTGCATCTTTATGTAATTTGTAAAAATAATTTTGTCCTTTGGGTGTACCAATAAAAATACACCATCCCTTTCGGTCTGCCAATGCAGGTCTGATAATCTCTGGAAATATCGTTGGGGATATGCTTTGGGTTTCATCCATGACACAACCATCCAAAAATATACCTCTTAATGCTTGATCGTTTTCTGCACCCAGAATTGTAATCCTTGCACCATTAGGAAAATCACATCTTAATTCTGATTCATTGAATTTAACAAATGGTATGTTCTTGCCGAAATTTTTTATGTAATCCCAAGCAGTAGATTTACCTTGTTTAAATGTTGGCGAAATAAAGGCATATCTTGGATTAGGTTTAGGGTTGGTCAAAGCATCTCTAATCATGTGATTGATACACATTACAGTCTTGCCAGACCTCCTATGTGCAACAACTACATTAAATCGGTGCTTAAGCATCTCATTGTGCAAAAATTTTTGTAGTTTTCTAGGTGTATATGGAATTGTGATTTCTGCCATTTTTAAATAAAACCCCCCTTAATGAATAGTTCTATTCAAAGTATATTGCAATGGGTTTATTCCTAGTTCTTCAATCATGTAATCGCTAAAGTCATGTGCTTCGTTTAAATCGTTAAAGCCATCAAAATGTATTATGACAGAATTAGTTGATTCTGAAATAACAACTAACGCATTAATCTTTGGTTTATCTGTTTTGAACATTATCGGCTCTCCTTGTTTAGATATATATACCTCCTAACGTTATTAACGCAACGCAAAATGTCATAGAAGGGAACACCCTTTTTGATCCCCCCCATAAAAACTATGCTCTTTCTAGTTTGCGGTGATAATCATTAAGTATCAGAAGCGACTTATAAGGGAATAAATTAAATTATATTAACGCAACAAGCGAACAGAGGCACAACTTATAAAAAAAATTGCTTATATGATGTGAAGGCAACTTTTTACATAAATGTTCAAAGAAAGTAGGCTTTGCAAAGATATTAATATTGATTTTATTGAATTAATTTAAATTAATCTTTAGACCATTTGACAATCAATGGCTTATTATCAGCATTTGAGAGCTGTAGTTTCTGTGCATTGTCATTGTATTTTGGCAACAATTTAGATGCTTTCCATTTAGTTAATGCTACAGCTTCTTTAATTAAATGGCTTGTAGCAAGATCCCCTTTTCCATTTGCTTTAAAATCTTCTATTGCTTTTCTTAATTCAGTCGCACTTTCTGATAATAAATAATCAACTCCATCTTGTTTGGCTAATTCGTATTGTTCTCTAACTTTGGGTTTTTTGTGCATTAGCTTTCTAAATCCTTCCCATGATAGATTTAAGTCTTTTAATATGTTTTTAATTCCATTACCCAAAGCTAATTGGCAATATATTTGATCTAAAATTTCATTTGTAAATTTAATATTATTCATGTTATTTATCTATTGACAAGCTATTGACAATAATATATTAAGTTGTTATGTTTAATTTATACATAATAAAACAAAAAAAAGAAAGGGAAAACAATGCAATACTTAATTACAAATAATAAAGATATTAGAGATCATTTTGAAAAGGATTTTCCTAATACTGAAGAAGCTAGACATTGGATAATTAACCATCTTGATTTATCAAAAGAATGGAAAATTACAGAGGCAACAAAGAAGGCTCAAAAGAAATTGGACTTTGATTGTGCTATTGAACACATGAAAAGAACATTTAATAAAGGTGATACAATATACACTCAATTACATAAAAGAACACCAAATGGAACTATTTATATTTATTTGAGATATATAAAAGACAATAGACCTTTTAATTGTACTTATCATTATTCAGAAATATTTGACCACAAACTAGATCAAAACAATGGTTATACGATTAAAAGAGGTTTTGGTAATATGGATATGGGGTTTCAGACTGTTTATGAATTATGCCGAAAAATTTGGGATGATGGTTATTATTTAAAACATGAATGGTTATAATATGCTATTGACAAACAATAAATATAATGCTATTGACAATTAAAAGAAGGGATAACTTATGAACGACTTAAAATGGATGCTTATTTTTGGCTTAACCTTTGTAATAGGTTTTACAAGTTTGGGGATGTATATTTTACATCTTTGGGCTATTGGGGGTTTGCAATGATTAGAGCAATATATTTTTCTCTTTGCTATTGTATGGCTATGTTTGGGTTATTGGTTATTACTCAAATTGATTTTAAATGGGGGTTCTTAATGTTTATCTTATTTCTTGTAAAATTTTTATTAATGATACCAAAATATCAGGGGGAATAATGAAGTGTATAGATTGTGGATTTACAGAAGGAACACTATTAAAACAATTTCAAGAAGCACCTGAACAAAGTTATTCATGGTATGAACTATCAGAAATGACCGAAGTTTGTGCTAATTGTGGAAGTGAAAATATAAAACTAGATAAGGGGGAATAATGAAAACAAAAGAAATAAGAAAATTAATATCAAATGTATTTTGGGATTTAAAAAGAGATTTTGATAGCGATATGGACACTAGAGATATTTATTATGATACTGGTTATATGGTGTCTTTGTGTGTTGCTTTAGGTAAAGTTAAATTAGGTCAAAAATTACATGATAAATTTTTATTACATTAAGGAGGAATAATGACAGATAGAACAAGACATGAAATAGATTTGATTGATAGTGCTAACAAGCACATGACATATGAAAAAAAGAAAAAAGCATTAGAGCAACTTCAGGATTTATTAAAAAACTATAGCTCTGACACCTTAATTGATATGATTATGAAAGAAAGTCAGAACAATAAAAAATGATTGAAGTATTAATTATCGCTGATCTATTATTTTTAAGCTACTATTTATTACAATAAAGAAAGGGAAAAAATGAGCAAAGATATAGGAAATAAATGTGTTGAATGTTTAAAAGATACTTCATTTGGATCAGGTAGATTTGTTAATCGTATTTCTGCTGATAATGGAATTTATGATGGTTATCAATGTGCTGATTGTCAAATGTTTGAATGTGATCAATGTAAAAAAGAAACATTAGAATATTTTATTTGTAATAAAACAAGCAAAGTTTTATGTGAAAATTGTGTTGAAATAACAACAGATGATAATTGGAATTAATATGATTATATTTAATAAAGCAATACACAGAAAGAAAGTAAGACTATTTATGGTTTTATTTACATTACTATTGACAATCTTGTCAATATCAGTAATCTTAATATAGAAAGAGAGGCAATATGAAAACATACGACATAACAATACAATATGATGTTCAAAAAAGATATTATGTAAAAGCATCATCTGAACAATCTGCAAGAAATAAATTAGATGATTATGATAGATGGGAAAAAGATATAGAAACTTCTCAATCTATGGAAGATTGGGAATACAGAGATACTCTTTAAAAAAATGAATGAAAAGGATCAAAGGTTATTTAGAATACAAATTAGACCTAGAATTATGTGGGGTAAATACCTTTGAAAAAGATGATAAAATTAGAGAAAGATATGAACAATACCTACAAGATAAAAAGCAAGATATTAAAACTAATTCCAAAGAACATAATAACAAGAAGTGATGCTCAAACAATATCGCAGACACTTTGGAATATAAAAAAGGGAAGAAGGTCTAATTGATTAAGTATATAATTATTTTAATCTTGCTGACTGGGTGTTCAGCAAAGGAACTTGACCTTAATCCTACAACAACAATACTAAAACAATTAATTATAAAGGAGGATAGGGGATCATAGAAAGAAAGGTATGAAAGTGATCCCCTTATCCAGTAATATCCAGATATAGTGTTTAAACTTTTCTATTGTACTTCATCTTGATTTCATTCACAATATCTTTCTCAAACTTATTATTCTTTTCCACACTTGTCCAATATTCAGCGACCATGCGATCCACATCCTTTTCTGAATAATTGTTTTTTCGCATGAAATCAACTAGGATTAACAGGGGGGGGTGCTTAACTTGATTTTTACGATTTCTATCTATGGCTCTTTTGTATTGAAAATTAGAATGCTTTCTAATTTTACTTAATTCATACTTTATAGTTTCTATTGGAACATATTTCTTATTCATACTTACTAACTAGTTATATCTATATTACTAATTCTTTATTTAGGTACATTTCATGTACCCCTACCAGTACAAAAAATGTACTACCTAACTAACTTTATCCCCTTCTTATCCACAAACTTTTTCCTCATTTTATCCACATATATTTGTCTATGCTTATTAGACATAATCTTTCTTAATTTAAGATTGTTATTTAAAATAGATTGAAAGTTATCATCCCCTCTAAAGTAATATTTATTAGTTTTATTCTTACCCCTATTTTGCCATGTAATATAGCCGAATAATTGTAGCCTATCCAAATGCCTAACTAATGTTCTTTTGTCTTTTAAGCCCATCTTTTTTAAAAGGTAAGCATGACTAGGCACACACCCTCTTTTCGCAGTCTGAAGCCTTGTCAGAAGCATATAGAGGCATTTCTCATGGGAGGTAAGAACCTCATTATCCAATAAAGAATGGGGTACTTTTAAGAATGGTTCTAAACTAGATTTCATCAAAGACTACCTTTGCATTAAAACTAAAAGATATTCTTTCATCTGTTTCATTATCAGAATGAAAAGGATATACAGCATGACGCAAAGATGAAGGAAATATATAAAAGTCTTTCAATATGGGTTGTAATAAATAGTTAGCATTTGTGAACATGTCCTCTGTACCTTCCATAAATTCAATAAATCCACCAACTGAATGATGAGGTTTAGTGTGTTTATATTCACTCATAGATTGTGGTAGTTTTATATATCCAACAGAAGAAATATCAGGTGAAACAAATCTATCCTCAAAATGTGTATGAGTATGGCATGGATTAAAATCCCCTGACTTTTGTATATTGTGCCATGCTGAAGTAATAATAACTTGTCTTATCTTTTTATGTTTATAGTGGGATGTAGCATAGTGAACAATTAATCTATCAAAATATTTCTGTTTCCATTTTAACATAGTGTCATGGCTGATTAATAATTCTTT